GTGTTTGCTCCATTCGAGGGAACGGGCTTGACATTTCGTGTGCTGGTGGTTCACGATTGGGGCACAAGGGGGAGAGAGTCATGAACAAATTTCTGACGTCGTGCGTTGTGGTCGGGATGGTTGGGCTGATGGCGTTCGGGGGAGCGTTCATTTGCAAGCCAGATTCGTTTCAGGCCGCGTTCAGCGATAAGCCGGTCGCTCGAAAGTGCCCCCAGTGCGGCGAAGGATTGAATCTTTTCACGCTCACCGATGAATGGGTTTGCAACACTTGCGACCTCGACCACATGAAGGCTCTGATGGAATCGCACGTCAGAGAAAAACAACTGGTTACTCCTCGACCGTAGCGGACCACGAACCGACGCCGCACGGGCAGCCAGACGCCGTAGAGCTTGAAAACGTCAACACGAGCGGGTCGCAAGACACTTCCGTAACGGTCCCGAATCCAGACGCTTCGCAGTTGATTGCGTTCGCATCCGGCTCAGCACTGTTTTTTCGGATCGTGTATGACCACGCATCCGATTCGCACCAGACCTTGACGTCCAGCAACGCGCCGCACGACAGGATGCCAATCCACTGTGCTGCCCCGGAATCGTAGGTAAGCGTTGCCGTCCCCGAGAGTGCCCCGGTAAACGTCGCCGTCAGCGTCTCCGGAATCGGATTCTCGCAGCAATCCACCGTGACCCCGCCCGGCGGATCATTCCCGCCGCCGCCGTCACCGCCGCAACAATCGCACCCGGCAAGGTCGAACGTCTTCTCCCATTGGAACCACGGGTGATCGTAAGGAGACGTCTCACTACACCAGCAGGCCGTTACCGTGACTGCGCCGCTCGCTTCGCAGTTTGCGACGCCGGTCAACAGTGCCGTCACTTCCCAGCCCGTGCATTCGGTCCCTGAAACCTGAGTTGCCTCCATGTAAACCTGGATCGCACTTTCACCGCACGGAATCGCAAATTGAGTTGTCCACTTCCCTGTAGAATTCCACGTCCAAGTGTGGTTGACCTCAATTTCATCGAAGCACCCGCTCCCGTAGAACGTGTCCGGCACGGAGCAGGGAATTTCCTCGCCGGGACAGATCCACGAATAGATGCCCCCAAACGGGCCGATCGTGTTGGGCGTCTGCAAGCAAACCGGTTCTGGCTCGCAGTCGCACGTCGCGGGAGTTGTCGAGTCGTCTTGGTCCTCGACCTCGCACAACGCGGGCCTGCCACCGACGACGAACACCTCAGCATCTTCCGGTTCGTAGGCGTATGAATCCTCCGGCGCAACCTCGACCGTGAAGTAGGTTTTGCCTTGCTCCTCGTCGCCTTGATTTTCGACCGCGTGCCGATTTGACCAGAGGTAGTTCCCGTCGTGGTCAAACTTGCTGACCCACCATTGATGGGTGACGTAGACGCCGGATTGCGAGACGTCGATATCGGTGACTTTCGACGGATGCAACGGGAGTCCGATACTAGGCGGCGCGTCCAGCGGCTTATCGACCTGAAGCGTTCTTCCCCATTCGCGGGTGACGTCTTCAATCAACCATTTTTGCAACTGGCACAAGGCATCGTCACTGAATCCGCAATAAAGCGATTCACCAGCGACCTTGACCGCCGCACACAAATGCTCTCCGAACAGAAACACCAATTCATGATCCGAATTGAATTTCGCCACTGTGCCAAGCGGGCCGCAATCCAGAGTCGAGCAGTTAGGATCAAACGCCCGCCATCGCGTTGACCCAATGTAGATATTCCCGTCGCTAAGGTCGATCGAGTATGCTACTGATGCATCGGTAAGTGATGGCCCGAAATGCCCACCTCCGAAAACATCCGTCACGCCACCATTCGAATTGAAATGTGAACAATACCCGCATGGCGTGAAGAATCCCGGCCCCGTGAGCGTACCGCAAAAATAAACGCCGCCCGCGCCATCCGGCACGCAATCGAGAAGCGTCTCATGGTTCGTGAGCACACTCCAGACAGTTGACCCGTCCGAGACGTCCAGCTTGTAAGCGTTCTCGTGGATGTGGTTTGTTATGTCATAGTTTCTCGACTCGCCGCCGATCCAGAGGTATGTGCTGTCCGTCGAGCAGCAGTGCATCGCCCGGGGATAATACTTCGTCCAGAGAACAGTGCCAGAGGCATCGTAGGCCTTGGCGAACCCGTAGACGTCGAACGTCGAATTCCAGCCACCCACGACGTAGACGTTGCCGCTACCGTCGATCGCTGAATCGTAGACCGTGGCCCCGGTATCGCAATCGGAACCGGTTGCGTTTTTTGACCACTGAATTTCCGGGTCGTCATGTAGCTTGCGATGGGTGCACCATGTCGAGCACCCGCAACCGCCGAATCCGAAGCCGAATGCCATGTTTTATTTCATCTTTCCGGGTTCTGCGGTATCCTGCACGCTGCTTGTCATTTCGTCACGACTCCAGTTCAGGGGAATCCAGTGAAGAAGAAAGTGTCGATCCAGGTGGCGATCGATGGTGTTTATCGCCGTTTCGCCGCTGGTGAGATTTCTGACAGCCAGGCGCTCACGCCTCCGGGAGAGTCCTTTTTCGATGAACACAAAAACGTCCTGAAGCTCATCGAAGAGATGGCGCATCGACCACCGAAACAGGCGATGCATTACGCAATCGTTCAGGCCGGAGAGAGCAACTGGGACGTCCCGGTGTCGCTCAAAACGTACAACCGGATGGTGCGCGCGGGCGAATCCCGTCCAGTCGCGATGCAGTTCTCCTGGAGCGAGACAAAGTTCAAGGTCGCTGGCGTCAAGAAGGTCGTCAGAGGGGACGAGACGGTTATCAAGTTCAGCCATCTCAGCACCTCGCCTGGTAGCATTCCCAGCCACCATCAATGAACTCGATGAATACCCACTTGTCCCCGAGAATGTCGCTGAACCGGTTGTAACAACTGATTGTTAGCGCCGGGTCGCTGGCAACCTCGCTGCCCTTCGCACCATCAGCAGGCCGGAAATAAACCCGCACATCGCCGCTGGTATCCACGTCGATCGCAGCAACAGTTTTGCCCAGCCAGCGGACATTGGTATCCGGCGTGTTGCCGCGTCTGCGGAGCCTTGGCGCGAACTCGTTGGCCAGCACTTCGCGCACTGCCCGGCGAATCTTGTCCGCGTCGGCTTCGTTGGCAACGTAGTTCACGTCTTCAGCCAGATCGTGCTAGAGCTTGTGATCGATCCCGACATGATCAACGTCCCGGCCGTCTTGACGATCGGCGTGAGCGTCACCGCCGCGCCAGTCGCAAGAAACCCGCCGTTCTGAACGAACCCGCCCGACATATTCGACGCCTCGCCAAACGTGCCGATGCCCACCGATCCACCATTGACCGTGATCGCATTCGATGAACTCGTGCCCGCCAGAATGCAGGCTGGCAAGTCGCGTTCCGCAGTCGTGCCGGTCCCATCTACAGTGATTGTCGATGCCACTGATCCAAGGTTGATCTTGAGTCGCCCGCTGCCGGTCCCCGTGCCGATGCCGATCTTCAGTAACGTCGCACCGATCTTGAGGAAGTCGTCGAGGTACTCGGCATAGTTGAGGGCATTCCGTTTCGGCAGTCCGAGATAGCCCGTGAACCGCTGCATGATGCGCAGTTCAGCGACAGTGACCGCCGATTGATCCAATCCGTAGAGAATGGAAATCGGCCCATCCAGAATCACAGTGTCCGAGTTGACCGGCACTGCGCCGCCAGACCAGTTCGCGGTATTGCTCCAATGGTTCGGGCCGGTTGCCGCCGTCACCGCAGTCACGCTGCCAATCGTCCCCGTGCCGCTCGATACGCTGGAAGTCGCCGTGAACGGGGTTCCTTTGACATCGGCAGTCAGAGTCACGGTATCCGTCGCGGCAGACGCCGTGACGCCGGTGAACTCGGGAACGGTCGACAGGTTCCAAGCCGCTGCCAATGCTGTCGCCGTGGCGTTCACGCTGCCCGCCGCAATCGTGCTGATGACGTTGCCGTTGACCGTGAGTTTGTACGTCGTGGCGGCATCGTAAGCCGTCACCTGAACCGTGCTGACTTGAGCGACCGCAGCCGCCGTCCCCAGCCATGTGCGCGTCGCCATAGTTACAACCTCAGTTGGTTAAAGTCAGCCGTGTAGTAGCCCTTGACGTCGTAGTAAAACGACGCGCCCTCTTCCAATTCCGTTTTCGTGAACGCGATGCCCGCGATGTTCAGCGGCCAAGGCACCGTCACGGGAACATTCTTTTCGTCCAGAATGCGAATCTTTTCGTCCGAAATGATCTGATTGAACCCCTGCGAAAGAACGCTCGGCTGCCATCCGCTCCGCTTGTATTCAAAGCGGTAAGTGACCTTCCAATAGGTGGTGTTATTCTTGGTCTCTTCAGTCGCGTCGACCTGCGCCAGCCTCAGCGTTCCAGCTTCGCAGCCCTTGAACGAATGTGAGTTGATCTTGTCTTCATAGTCCAGCTTCTTCTGCCACGGGTCCGCACCTTCATTGCTGACAGCCTGAGCAACCGGGATCGTGGCAGGCACTTCGATAGCCGGATCGGGCGCGTCGAATGCCGTGTTGAGCACCGCCTTGAGGTCGGTATCCTTATCGATCAGCCGCGTGATCTTGTTGCCCGTGTAGGACCAGATGACCCGCTTTTCGAGGGGGTTCTCTTTGCTGTCTTCTTTCTTGGGCGTTTCGGTGGAGTAGGCCAGTGTGACGTCCCAGAAGTTCGGCTTACCCTTTTGCTGTTTGGCGTCCCTGTCTCTGAGCGTTGCCCCCGGGTCTTCGGGATGCGTTGAAAACAACTGCGGAACAAGAATGCTTTTCAGCACCCGAAACGAATGGCTCTGGTTCTCGAAAGCATCATCAGTTTCCGCGAAGCACTGCATGGTATGCGTGCGCACGGGACCATCATTAGTGACGTTCTCTTTCGTCGTCGTGCTCTCGATTGCGAACCGGATGACGCCCATTAGATGCCGATCGCCTCCAGTCCTGCCGGAGCCTGTGCCTGCTCGCGCCGCAGGTCGTTAGCCTGCTCAAGTTCCGCAAGTTGCTTCTTCGCGATGTCAAGTTGGTTCTTGGCAACCTCGTCTTTCTGACCGCTGCGAATCGCTGCCTGAATTGCGGAGAACGCCGCCGCCGATCCCTCTTCCAAGGCACCTACAGCACCAATGCCTCCGCCGGTATCGCCCGCCAAGCCTTCCGCGACTTTGTTCCGTGCGCGGTCTGCTTCGTCCTGAGTCAACAATCCCTGAGACTGGAGAGCCTGAATCTCCCGGAACTTCTCACCGGCCTCTTCCAAAGGCGAGCGAAGGTCGCCCAAGATTTGTTTCGCCCGGTCCTGCTGGCTCTTCTCGAAATCGCGGTTCCGCTGGAACTGCTCGTTGGCTTCCAAGATCTTCCGCAGTTCATCCTGCCGGGCTTGCGATGCGCCCTTATCCGCGAACGCCATGATTGTCTTGTCAATCGCCGTCAGTTCGCCGCGCAGGATTTTCGCTTCGGTCTGTGCATCTCGGATTGCGTCGACGATGCCCGTGAATTTGTTCTCAATCGCGGGGTCTGCAATCTTGAGAAACTCGGCCTGCTGATCAGCAGGCAGGCGGATGTTGTCCATGTATTTCTGGAAATCGGCCCGGGCCTTCAGGATTTCCGCCCGGCCCTTGTCACTTCCGGACGTCGTGAATTCCTTGAACACGCCGCCAACCCGCTCGTGCTCTTTCTTCAGGAACGCCTGATGATCTTGCAGCAGTTTCTTGCGGGCGTCAGAAAGTTTGACGACGGATTTTGTTTCCTCATCCGCTTTCTTGGCGGCCACTTCGCTATCTTTGTTCGCCGTCAGATAGCGGTCGTGCATCTCGTACATTGCCAGCCCGAGAGCGGCCGTCGCAACAATGGCACCGACGATAATGGCAACGCCCTTCGGTCCACTGAGCGCAAGGAAAAACGCCTTGGCCATCGCTGCCGCTTTGTAAGCCAGCGTCATTGTGATCACGACGGCAGTTAGCGCGGCTAGAGTGAACGCCACGGCACGCGCGGTATCAGGGATTTCAGAAATAATGCGCACGAAATCCCGGGCGACTTCCAATGCAATCATAAAGGCACTGATTGCCAGACTCAGGCCCTCGGCAATCGCCTGCCCAACAGCTTTGTATTTGTTCCCATCAGTCGCCAGCGGCCCCAGCACTTTGTTTAACCCGTTGGCAATCTTCTCCAGCGTCGGCAGGATCATGAACCCGATATTTTCGAGCACGTCGCCGATGGTGTTTTTCAGGTTCTTCAGCGGGTTGTTCATCGCCTTGGCAACGCCACCCACGCGCCCGCTGATGGCCTCGTTCAATGCGTTCTGAGCACCGCCGATATTGCCCGACTGCTGAAGCGAAACGATGTTCTGCTTCTGTGCCTCAGTCAGGCTGACGCCGGATTTTTTCAGACGTGCGAATGCTTCCTCGGGATCGTTCAAAGCCTTGCCCAAGAACAACGCCGCGTCCTTCATGTCCGTTTCCATGAGGGTCGACAGGTCCTGAGCAACGCGCAACGTCTCCTTGAACGTCTCGCCCTTAATGTTGCCGAACGTCGCCAGCAATGCCGCCGCGCCGATCGTGGCATCGTCGGAAATGCCGTTGACCGTCTGGAGTTCACCGGCCAGGTCAGCAATTTCCTTCGTCGTCACCCGGGCCGCGCCGCCAGTCGCCTTGAGCACAGCACTCAGTTTCTTCTCGGCATCGATCTGCCCTTGTGCCGCTTGAACCGCCTTGGTCACTCCGAACCCGGCGGCAATCGTCGCGGCGGCCGATCCCATGATCGATTTCACCCGCGACTGAAAAGACGAAAGCATCCCCTGAGCACTGGTCAGCGACTGCTGGAGATGCTGGGTATTGCCCAGCATGTTGACGACAAGATTTCCGACTGTCGCCATTATCTCACCGTGCTATTCTGCATCTGTGCAATCATCGTCACGATTGCAATCTGCTCCTCGGAAGTCTGCTTCGACGTTGGCAGTTCTCTCTGCCTTTTTGTTACGACCACTTTCCCCGCTTCCGTATAAGGCCGGAAGGCCGATGGCTTGATCTTCTCGCCCTTGACGATTTCCATGTTGACCAACATGGAAGCCATCAATGCAATTTGTTCGTTCTCAGCCTTATCCCCGAACGGGCAGATACGATCGAACGCCATCCATTTTCGAAACTGCAATTCATCGATCTCATCCATCATCTGATCGACGTTGACCCGCTTCATTTCCAGTGCCAGACGATGGGCAAAGTATTCTCGCGGGTCGTCTCTCAGTTTTTTGCGAGGTCATCCAGGTCTTTGTCACTGATGTCCGAAAGCTCTTGAGACGCCTTGGAAATCCGTTCCAGAATCTTCGCGTCGACAGAACCCAGCATTTCAAGGTCGCTGTCCGTGAACAGTTTGTTCCCCTGCTCATCGACGCACGTAGCAATCGCCAGAAGCTCCCTTGCCCGTGACGTCGACTGCCTGAGTTCGCCTTTCTTCGTCAGAAACTGGGATTCGTAAACTCCACGCTCGCGGGCCGTCATCGATTGCACGATGACTTTGCCGCCAAGTTCGGGAATCTCAACAACCGTTTTTCTCCGCTCCTGTGGCTTGCGAAACGCATCACGCCCAAGCATCGAATCACTCACAGAATGTCATCCTTCTCGTCGTCCGGAAGCAGGTCATCCGAAGCCGAATCGTCGGCTTCATTTGTCGTAAACGCCGCTGATGCCGCCTGCTGTGCCGATCTGGCAGCCAGCACTTTATTCACCCGGTTCAAATGCCGATCAACAGCCGCCTGGCATTCATCGTCATCGGGCCGCGCGCGAACCACGTCGCAGAAGTCCGGCACGCAATGAATCCACGCCATCCGGCCAGAGATAGCCGCACCCGCCGGAATCACGATGGTTTGCAGATTGTCCGGCCCTTCCTCACGCTTTGGATCGAAGTGAGGATTCGGACCTTCGCAATCAATAATCAGAATCGCCCTCATTCAGCCCTCATCAGGTCGGGTAAGTAACCATGCCGTCGAGCTTGATACTCGCGTCGAATTTCAGGAACTCGCCCACGGCGGCAGTCGGCTTGGGAGCCTTTTGCATCGTTCCGTTAAAGGGCCATGTGGTTGTTGCCGCGTCGGAGAAAATGATCTTCCATGCCGCCACGGCGGGCGCGGTTACAATGTCGGTGAGCGCCTGGAGCGTTGTCGCAACGGGGTCAAAGAACCCGCCGAGATTCACGGTCCCGCCGTTGACGTGGCCAGATGGCTTGAACTCCCGGCCAATGCCAGAATCCAGTGCCGTGACGTCCGAGATATCGACTTCGGCATCGGGTCCGTCGATGTTGTCGAGTTGTGCGATCGTTGTATAAACGCTCGCAATCGAAAGCTGAAGCACCGTCCCCTTGGAGGCAATCTTCGTCATTGAACTGACTCCTTATCAGGCACTGCGGCCAAGGATGTAAATGTCGTAGGTGAGGCTCGCGGATGAAGCGACCTTCAGCAGGTGGTTCGAAGAATCAGCCACGGCGAAACCGGGGTCAGTTGGAGCCGTGAGAATGACCGCCCCGCCGGGCTTGATCGTGAGTGCCGCTTCGTCGTCACCGTTGAACGGCGAGTTCCATGCGGCGGTTGTTCCGTCCGCTCCCAGCGTGATAGTTCCCGTGGAAGTCGTGTCGTTCACAACCATGATTCCGACGATCTCAGCCAGTGTCAGAGAACCACCCAACGGGTCTTTGCCAGCGCCCGCGCCGATATCGACGGAGCCAAGGTCATAGACATCCAGAGTCTCGGAAGTGGCACCCGAGAGCGAACGGTCCACGCTTGCCCAGAGCTTGTCGGCCTTGTTCGCCGCCGTGCCGTCCGTGAGGGTCAGAGTGTATGTCGCATCAATCGGCGCAGACGACGTGCCGAGACTGTTTGTCAGCGTGTTCTGAAGCAACGCGCCGAAGCGAACAACGATTGACGCTGAAAGCGAGTCCGCCATGACAGCCCCTATCCCTAACTGTGGTAAATCTCGAAATTCAGCGACACGATATGTTCCCGAACATCTCGCCCCTGAGCCTCGTAAATCGCGTCGTATCTGCGCCCCTGGTACTCAACCGCTGTGATCGTGCTGCTGCCCGCCGCGCCCGTGTAATCGTCCAGAAAGGTCTCAACCGCGTCGGCCAAAGCAATCGCTCCCGAATGCGTGTTCGAGTAACAGTCGATATCGATGTTCGTTCTCTTTAACCCGCTGGCAGTCCCGAGGGTCAGCATCGGGTCTTCGTCAATTTGTGCGATCAAAACGTATGGCAGTCGAAACCCCTGAATCGGATTCTCGTTAAACACCGCCGGATAACTTGTCCCGCCGATCGTCTGCGCTGCAGCCAGAGCCGTGATTGACGACTGAGCCAGAAGCAACGTGCGGAGTCCGGTTTCGATTGCCATTCACTTCGCCGCCATCCTTTGTTTCTTGATGAATTCCGCCAGCCGCGCCCGGACGGTATCTCGCATCTCGTTCATTGCTTTTTGGGATGCCGCTGCCGCCCCTTTTTCGACAATGCCTTCAAGAACAGGCGGCATCTTCCCGCGATATGCAACCGGATTCAGCGTCCGCCGCTTCTCTCTTCCGCCACCCTTTATTCGTCGCGACTTGTATCCTGTCTGCCGATCGGCCGTCCCAAGAATGAACCAATGGATGTTTTGAGCGCTGATCCCTACGCCACCGGTTTTCTTTTTCTTTGTTGCCCGCTTGGCCTGCTCCTTGGCAATCCTCTTGAATTTGATGCCAACACCAGAACCAGCTTTTGCAACAATTTGGCCCTTCTTTTTTGCCTTACCGAATCGCGATCCAATCGCCCGCTTGGCATCTTTGTATTTCGCTGGCACCTGCTGTCGGATCGACTTGGCAATCGTTCGCAGCGCCTTGCCCATCGCGGGCCTTAGAAGTTTGTTCGCCGCCGATTCCTTCAGGCTCCCGAGAGCCTTATCAAGCTCCTTGTACCCTGTGAGAAATCGAGCCATGAATCACTTAATCTCAATCGCCTTGAACACCAGCCACTCGTTCGCCTCGTCCACGTTCCGCGGCGGCTCGGAAATGTTGAATGTGCGGCCCAATCGCACCGCCTGCATCTTCGTTGTGATCAACGCTGCCTTGGCCGAATACTTGCACCAAATCTCGTGCGTGATCTCCGCAGCGACTTCCTCGCCCCGGGCAAACTCTCTTGATCCTTTTGTCACCACCGCGAACCAGAAGCTCCCGAACGTCTCCCAGTTCGATGTATCCGTTTCATCCACATGCCCGCTGGCGTCCGGAGTCAGTCCGTCCTTCAGCTTGCGAACCGTAAACAGCTTGTCCGGCTTCCTGCCGATTGGATTTGTTTTGCAGGCACCGCATTTCATACGGCCCCTTCCCAGCGGAGTGAGTCCAGTAAACGCCGCACCGAAAACAGCACGTCGTCACAAATGACGCCGCCGTTGTCGAACATCGATTTGACCAGTATTCGCACCGCCTGTTTGGCGGCATGTGGAACCAGGCTGGCACTCGTCGGGCCTGTCACCCCTTCCGATCGTGACTGGGAAAC